GTAGTTCTATCGGTCAACAATCTACCCATATGAGGACCATTGCCCACGCAATTTTGGCTCATTATTTGCCTAAGATTGGCGATATGCGTGCTACGAATGACCAGGTTCCAGCTGCTGTCCCTGTGTTTGGAACGTATCAGCTTGTTTATTCTAAAGAAGCTGCGTTCACGAATATCACTGGAGGGACAGAAGCTACTGGCGCCGCTCACGTTAATGCGTCCTATACGTCTATGGCTACCACTCTAGGTTATGAGATATCATTTCAAGCCGACAGAGGCTTTTATCCGCTGTCCATTGCGTTTATTGCCCCCGTAGGTGGCATTGGAACGAACACTACTGTGTTGCGTGACACCAACCTCGGACGCCATTTAATCACTGTATCTTGCCAGGGACGTTTCCGTTTCCAGAACGTTACTCCAGCTGGCGCTGGAGATGCTTCTACGAACATCAATGCTATTGATGCTAATCCGGTTGACGGAAAGATTTACACTTTCCGCAACCAGGCTCCACTTTTTTCCGAAAACTACGTATCAACGTTAACCGATGCTCCCACTTTAGCTGGTATCAAAGCATTAAACATTGTTCGACAGTCTTTTGAAGTGTATGGCACTACCACCCCTGGCGGTTCTGGTAAAGGCGGTGGCGCGTTTACCCATATTCCTGCTCCGCCTTTGAACCCTTCTTCCGTTTGGCGTAACGTGAAGAGTACTGGCCGGGCCGTGTTCCCTCCTGGCGGTTTTAAGACGTACAGTACTTCTTATCTGCGATCTGAGACGATCGCGAAGTATTGTCAAAACATTTCTCAGCCTGTCGAAGATGTCCCTGCTGTTACTTTTGCTGGCAGTGCCGCTTATCCTCCTGCCGGTGACTCGTTTATGATGTGCCTTAGGCCCACCATCAAGACCCCTTCTGAGACTATTCGGATGGCATATAACGTTGAGTTTATTATGATGGCTTCCATCAAGCGGCGCAAGGCTTCACCTCTACAAGTTGTGAACGATATTGAAAATTAGTTCATTATCACCTGCGCCATGGCACGTTATAGGTATCATGGCTCTCATCCGTTCATGTCCAAGGCCCGGCAGGCAGCTGTTGATCGTGAGCGCCGTTTCCTGGCTAATCATAGGAACATCCCTTACCTGTTTGGTCACACTGACGATGTTGCAGTGCATCTGCGAAAGCGTGCTCGTGACCGCATGCACACCATCGCTCGGGAACAGCAGTACGTGAGGCGGTACCCTCCTCGTAGGCCTTATCGTAGGCCGCCTATGCGTATTAGAACTAAGCCAGTTTATAGACGTAGATTGTAATTAAAACTTAACCGCATGGGTAAAAAAATTCTAGGGGTTCGGACATTTACCGAATAGCATGACTAACTTCTCATAGGGCAACTTGCGATATGATTAACGTCCCACCTGTCCTCACTCATTGCACTTAAATCCGGTGCAAAATTAGCAAACACTACTAAGTTCAACTTAGGCAAATCGATAGCACAACTGTCGTACTTACCCGAGCAGATGTAACTGTTGCCGAGCATCTCCAACATCTCATAGACCACCGCAACCGCGCCAGCCTCGTGCGATCTCGTCAAGTCGAAAACGACGCACGTCGTATGGACCTGCATCTTGGTGAGCAAATGACATAGGTCCGCTTTCTTCATCATCTGACACACGACGGCGCTGTGGTGCAGGCGGAGGTGATTCCCCATAAAGCTCTTCCCTACGTTGCCACGCTCGTCCCACCACCACCGGACTTTGCGGGGGACGGGGGCGCCAGCCAGCGAGTCTAGCAGACTCGTCTGCCAGGGCCTCAATATCGTCCCAGATGTCTCGGATATCAACGCCTGCTTGGTATCACGTTGGGCACGGTCAGTATGGTACTGTCTGAGGAACCTATCGTATTTGGCCCAGGTCGTGAAGTGATCCTGGATAAGGTCCTCCAGTGACGCACCTTCGTCAATGGCGTTCTGCACCGCCTGCAGGTCGGTGCGTTGGCCCTGGGCCGTGGTGATGCCGGCGATGCCATCATACACTCCGTTCGTGAACGGTTCTGTCCCGGCCTTCCGGGTGTCAGCCTTGCTGCAGTAGTCGACGTTCTGTTCGCTGGAACCCTTGCAGGGTTCCACGTGCGGTCGGACTCCAAACTGTTCTTCGAGCCAGTCCGTGAACTTTTTAGCGTCAAACTTGCAGTTTAGCTGGACATACCCTTGTATGTGATCGGTGCCGGAAGCACCAATTTCTTCTTGAAGCGCAATAAATGTGACACGTGTTTTTTGCGTGATAACGCGCGCTACCAAATTTTTGAAGCGCTCTAACAACCCTTCGGTGTGGTTGTTAACGGTAACTTGAAAATGGTTGGATCTGACCATTTTTGAACGGTTATAATTTTCGTAGGCTTGCAGCACTTCGTGTGCAGGTTGGGAATGAAAATGTGTTGCGAAGTCGACCTATTATGTAGAGCTAGTTTTACCTCTACATAATTCATTATTATATCCGTTTAATAATTAATTCACGAATTCTGGTCGGTACGTGTTGCCAGTAATTTGTTATCAATTACGCCCTTTAGGGCGTAATTCCTAATGAGTCCTCTCATTAATTGGTGCGCGCGCATGAAATTGCCGCAAATTTATATTTCCGTTCAGAAATTTAATTGTTGTTCCAAAGTCAAAAATGGTCAACCGGGATCGCCGGATTCAGCGCCGCCCGAGGGTGGCAGCCCAGGCATTTCGCAATCTGCCTGTGATGGCCCGGGCCGCCGGTCAACTGTACAAGGCGGGATCCCGCGCATTGCAGCCGCGGGAGAAGCCGCGGAAGAAGTCGAAGGGGAAGGGGAAGAGCGCCGTGGGGGCGCTACCCCGGGACCGCATCGGCCGTAACAACGGTCTGATCGTGTCTAATCAGAAAGTACCCCGTCCGAAGAAGGGTTCTGTTCAATACCGAAAGTCCAACTTTGGTATTGTTGAGTCTCTTAATAAGGTTTGGATTGGTGGTAGTTCTATCGGTCAACAATCTACCCATATGAGGACCATTGCCCACGCAATTTTGGCTCATTATTTGCCTAAGATTGGCGATATGCGTGCTACGAATGACCAGGTTCCAGCTGCTGTCCCTGTGTT